AGCACAATTAAGAATGGCAAGATATACTTTAATTGGTATGGGTGTGTTTACTGTTGCCATGTTTTTTGTGCCAATAGAGCGGGTACAGGCTTTGTCAGATATCAGCAATCTTTTTTACATATCAGGCGCGGGTATCGTAGGCGCGTACATGGGCACAACAGCATGGATGAATAAGAAATAATCGAGGTGCGTGGTGATTTATGTGTTTGCGCTAATCGTTATGACTGCTGATGGCAACGTCATACCAGATAAGAAAGCATATTTTTACTCCATCAACCGGTGCAACTATTTTGCAGATCGAGTGAGCCGTACACGATATAACTATTGGACAAAGCGTAAAGTACAGGCGTATTGCATCCCAGAGTGGGTAAATCCAAGAAACACTAAGATTCTGAAATGACATGGGTTTTAATGCTTATAACAATAGAGGGAAGTATGTTTTACATGAGTGTAGTAGACACGTTTCCGAGTGCAGATTCGTGTATGCAAGAACGGGTAGAGGGAGTGAGTACGTTGGGCGAACCAATTATTAATTATCAGTTAATTTGCATTCCCACAGATCAGCTAGGAGAAAGCACATGATTCTAGGTGCATTAGGAAAAATACTTGGTAGTGAGACGGTTATCAAAAAGGGCATGGACTTGATTGATGACATGCACACTTCTGAAACTGAGTCGATTGAAGCGAAGACACAAGCCAAGGTAGCCTTAATGAACTCGTATGCCCCATTTAAGGTGGCCCAGCGGTACCTCGCGCTGATGTTCGGTTTGACTTATGTATCGTGTTTCATCATAGTCCTCGCTATGACACTGACCGGAAAGGGTGATCCTTCCTCTGTGTCTCAAGTAATGGAGCAGTTTCAAATCAACTACGCCATGCTTTTAATTTTGGGTTTTTATTTTGGTGGAGGCGCAATAGAGTCTTTCACCTCTAGTAAAAAGGACAAGTGACGATGGCTAAAAAGTTTCCAGATCTAACTGGTGATGGCAAGGTAACTCAAGCCGACATTTTAAAAGGTAGAGGAGTTGCAGGTTTTAAAGACGGTAAATCGGTAGAACTTACATCTCGAGTTCCTAGAAGAAAAAAAGCACAAAAACGCAGAAGTCAAGAAGCCAGAAAACAATCCATACAAGAGATGAAAGACTTAGTAACTAAGTCAAGAGGAAGAGGCCAGCTTGATAAATTTACAGGTCGAGGTGTTGATCTTGACGCACTTCCTAGTTCTATGAAGTACAAAACGGACTTAGGCACGTTTATTAAAAAAGAAAAATTTCCTGAAACTAAGTTTGAAATGACAGAACTGCCAGAAAAAAACAAAGTCAAACGTGCGAAAGCGGAGAAAAAGGTGCAACAAAAAATGGCATCTTTTTCAACGGGTGGAAATGTTACAGCGGCACAAGTTAAAGGAACAAAATTTAGCGGAAATTATTAATGTCATATCTGATTAGCAACATCCCGTATTTTAAATGCTGGGTGCGGAAAGAGTTTACTTGCAATCACGATGACTACCACGGGGAATATCTCCATGCTCTAGCCATCGCAGTTAATACGATCCCAGACAGGTCGCTGAGTTTCCAGGTTGTTTTCACCGGCCAGGAAAGACACTTAGAGGATAGTGATGAGAATCGTCATGGTGGTGCGATGTGGGCACGAATGCCCATACAGGCACTGGTTGCTGATGTAGAAACAGAAAGCGACGAATGGCCTGAACGCATGGAAGACTATATCTGTCAGCCATGGGACTGTGAGTCCAGACACCATGAAGTCATCGTCTTAGATCGAGTCAGTTCAAGCCCTTGGATTGCCAAGGTTAATCACGAGTTCTACGAAGCACGGTATATGTTCACAGTGGATTACACTGAGTACGAGATTGCCGATGCGCCAGATCAGCACAAACAAAGTCATGTCTTGTATCTAACTGAGGGTCCTTGGGAAGGTAACATCATTGCCTTGCCAAACAACAGAGTCAGGGCAACATCACCTGCACTTTGGGATACGGGTGAGGGGGCTCCTGACTTTAAACCAAGTCAGTACACGCACTCAGCAGAGGGTCACTCCAGTTACACCGATCCGAACATAACGTTTGATAATTTGTATTCTGACGGTATAGAAGACTGATGGATATTGTGCAATTTGCGACGGCACTGTATAAAGTGCTGGATGATCGTGAAGAGGATCTAAAAGAGTTTTTGGCAAACGGTAGTGTTCAGTCAATGGAAGACTACCGCAGTGTGACAGGAGAGATTCAGGGTGTCTGTTTTGTCCGACAAGAAATGAGAACCCTGCTGAAAAGGTATGAAGATAATGACTGACATTCCGTTTCCCCTACCGACCGGTTGGAGAATATTAGTACGTCCCTACGAAGGTAAAAAAACAACGCAAGGTGGAATTGTTCTGCCTGAAGACGTTCGCAAAAAAGAAGCAGTTGGAACCGTTGTTGCTAAAGTAATTAAGATAGGGCCGCTAGCGTATAAAGATTCATCTAAGTTCGGTAATCAGGCTTGGTGCAGTGAGGGTGACTGGGTTTGTATTGGACGATATGCCGGTGCTCGTTTTCGAGACAAAGAAGAAAGAGAGCTCCGTATCATCAATGACGATGAAGTTATTGCAGTAATTAATGACCCAGAGGATGTTAACAATGTCTGAAGAAGATATTAAGCAAACAGAAGAGACCTCACAATCTGAAGAAATTGAGATTGAAATAGAGTCTGAACAAGAACAGGAAACTACTGAACAGCCTGTTTCAGTGGCACAACCTGAGCCTGAGCCTGAGTCTGAGCCTGAATCAGATGAAGAGCTCGATACCTATTCTAAAGGTGTCAAGAAAAGAATTAACAAACTCACTGAAAAGTACAGACGTGCTGAAAGAGATGGTCAGGAAGCAATTGAACTGGCTAAAAAACTAAGAGAAGAAAACGAAAAACTAAGAAAACAAATGACATCTTCTCAAGAAGCGCATCTGTCAGAGTTTGGTCAGCGGTTAGAAAACGATATCAATCTTGCTAAACAAGCATACAAACAAGCACATGATGAGGGTGATGTGGAACGTATGTTTGAAGCGCAACAAGCCTTATCCAGAATATCGATTGATCAAGAGCGTCATCGTCTAGGAGTTAAAAGGCAAGAAGAACAAGCGCAACAACCTCAACCTGAACCTGAACCTCAACCACAACAAACACCTGATCCAAAAGCCGTCGCATGGGCACAAAAAAATGAATATTTTGGTGATGACAAACGCATGACTGATGAAGCAATGCATATCAGCCAAGTGTTAATTAATTATGAAGGGTTTGACGCTACTTCGGATGAGTACTATAGTGAGATTGACAAAAGAATGCGGGATTCATTTCCTGATTACTTTAGTCCACCCGGGAGAAGTACAAAGGTCGCTCCTGCTGATACTTCAGCTTCCCGCAAACCATCAGGGCGCAGCTCAGTTAAGTTAACTCCGTCAGAGGTTGAGACAGCAAAAAAATTGAATGTCACTTTGGAACAATACGCCAAAGAGAAAGCACGACTAATGGCTAGGGAGAACTAACATGACAGAGACTAGAGAAAAGCGCACATCTCGTGCGGCAAAGGATCGCTCAACTGAAGAGCGCAGAAAACCGTGGGCACCACCAAGTAGGTTGGAAGCACCACCTGCCCCTGATGGGTATGTACACCGTTGGATTAGAACCTCTGTTAGAGGCGAGGACGATGCCATGAACGTTCACTCTCGTTTTCGAGAAGGATGGGAACCGGTTAGAGCCGAAGAGTATCCAGGGTATCAATATCCAGTTATTGATGAGGGCAAACACGCGGGAGTCATAGGTCAAGGTGGCTTAATGCTTTGTAGACTTCCAGCGGAGACAGCAAAAGAAAGAAACGAGTATTTCGGGGGCCGAACCCGCGACCAGATGACGGCTGTAGACCAGGACCTAATGAAAGAACAGCACCCTTCAATGCCGATTCATAACGAAAGGCAAAGCAGGGTAAGTTTCGGTGGAGGAAGAAATTCTGATACCGATTAAGATAACTTAAAAGGTAACTGAAAATGGCAAATACAAATGGAGCCTTCGGTCTAAGGCCGTATGGCATGCTGGGATCAGCACCGGCTTCCACTGGTACAACGGAGTACCGCATTGCCTCTGACAATACCAACGCCCTTTTTCAAGGACAGCCTGTCATACCTCTTGCAGCGGGAGTGATTGATAACCTCCAAGCAGCAGCAGGTGGCACAGTGTCTATTGTTGGTGTTTTCAACGGATGCGAGTACGTTCGGTCCTCAGATGGGAAAACGGTTTTTTCCAACACTTGGCCAGGTTCGGCTGCAGCGGGAGCAGATTCAAACTTCCCTGTAAAAGCCTTCCTGTACGACAACCCATCCCAACTGTTTACAATCGCAACATCGAATGTACAAAGTGGTAACGATACAGAAGCAGAGCTTCGTACCGCTGTCTTCTCAAACATTCAACTTGCAAATGGAAACACTGGATCCAGCACTACAGGCATTTCGTCTGCTACGGCAGATTTGAATGCTGTAGGAACAACAGCATCAGACATACTTCGTATCATGGGCATCTTAGATGATCCAGAAAATAGCGATTTTAGTGCTGCTGGTATTCCACTGATTGTTCGTATTAACAATCACTTTAATGCTCCGACCGGTTCTATCGCTCAGGGCACACCAAGTACAACTGGCGTATAAGGGGATTAAGAAATGGCAATTTCTCGCGCACAACTAGCGAAAGAACTGGAGCCAGGACTCAATGCCCTTTTCGGCATGGAGTATGGCAGGTACGAAAACCAACACGCAGAGATCTACACTACAGAGTCTTCAGACCGGGCGTTTGAAGAGGAAGTAATGTTGTCTGGTTTCGGTGCGGCACCTACTAAAACTGAGGGCTCTGCCATTAGTTTTGATAACGCAAACGAAGCATTCACTGCACGTTACAACCACGAGACAGTGGCCTTGGCTTTCTCTATCACAGAAGAAGCTATTGAGGACAATCTTTATGATCGTCTGGGCTCTCGTTACACTCGTGCTTTGGCTCGTTCAATGGCACACACCAAGCAAGTAAAAGCAGCAGACGTTCTGAACAACGCCTTCACTGCTGGAGCATCTGCTGGTGGAGACGGTGTATCACTGTGCTCTACATCACACCCGCTGACAAACGGTGGCACTTTCGCTAACCGTCCATCAACTGATGCGGATCTCAACGAAACTTCTTTGGAAGATGCGTTGATTTCTATCGCAGGTTTTGTCGATGAGCGTGGTCTTAGGATCGCCCTTCGTGGAACCAAGTTGATTATCCCACGTCAGTTACAGTTTGTTGCAGAGCGACTGATGGTGTCTAACCTCCGCGTAGGAACAGCAGACAACGATGTAAATGCTATCCGGTCTATGGGTATGTTGCCTAGCGGCTATGCCGTTAACGACTTCCTTGTGGACACAGATGCATTCTTCATCTTGACTGACACACCTCGTGGATTCCTGCACTTCGAGCGTTCTCCATTGAACACTCAGATGGAGGCAGACTTTGACACGGGCAATATGCGCTTTAAGGCTAGGGAACGTTACAGTTTCGGATTCTCCGATCCACGTTGCGTTTTCGGCACAACTGGTGCTTAATGGTAATGCTCATTGAGATTCCCTCAAATCTCAATTCAAGGGGTGCTCTATGCACCCCTTTCTTTTATGGGTATACTTTTCGTAATCTAGGAAACGGGTGCGTCGGACTGACCTAGCAGACGACATGCAGACAGGCGCACTAAACTCGCATGTGAGGACATCGCAATGGCATCAACTACTTTTTCAGGTCCAGTTACATCTACGGCTGGATTTATCTCAGGTTCAGGCTCTCTCGTAAGTGTAACCGCAAACGTTACTCTGACTTCTGCAGTACACGCAGGTCGGACAATGGTGTTTGACGTAGCCTCTGGAGCTACAGTCACTCTTCCAGCCGCCTCGGGCACTGGAAATGTTTACAAGTTTTTTGTAAAGACGACTGTCACATCTAATAGTTATAAGATCCAAGTCGCGAGCGGCGACGACACTATGGCTGGTGTAGCTATTGTGGCTAACGATTCTGATAACTCTGCTTCCATCTTTGAAACAGCGGCTGCATCAGACACTATTACTTTGGACGGCACTACAACCGGAGGAATACTTGGTGGCACGATTGAGATCCAAGACGTTGCATCAAATATATTCTCAGTGGTTACAAGAGGCGCGGCGACAGGTTCAGAAGCTACTCCATTCTCTGCAGCAGTATCGTAAGAGGTGAGTCATGGGCAACTTAAACAGTAAGGTACTGAACACAGGAAATAAGGCTGCCCCTAAAAAGGCTGCCCCTAAAAAGCCTGTTGCTAAGAAAAAGGGGTAAT